CCTTTTGAAATGTGCTCATCAGTATATCTCTTAACCTCACGTTCCATTACAGAACGACGATATACTCTGCCGTTACGATTTTTTTGTTCGGTTTGTAGAAAAGGTCCTTGAATATAAAGAGTTTTTTTACCGTTTCTTGTTTCGGTAATAACTTCTACCTTTTCGATTTCTTCTCTAATTAGTTTCATTGTTATGCAGTGAATCCGACTTTTGCACCACGCACATTTGCGTTTTCAGCATACACACAATGTGAGTATTGCTTCTCAAGAATTTCAACAGAATTGCCAGGCATAGTCATAGAACCAATTGAGGTTCCACTCTGAGTTTCCACAACATAAACAACATATGATGTGGAAGAATCATTTACTAGTCTGACCGCGGATGCCTGAGAGAAGCTAGTAGCAGTACCAGTTGTAGTTGGTAAAGCAGACTCTCCTCCCAGCAATAGTGTTCTAGCCATAATACAAAGTGCTTTTATAAGTTATTTATACTTCTTCTTCTTCTTCGGAAGTTTGAGTTATACCACTAAACATATTTGTAGATACTGATGCCTTAAAATCATCTACTTTTTCAGCACTTTTTTGAAATAAAATATCTTTTATCGCATCGGTTACTTTTGATGGTGCTTCATCCGAAGCAATCATATCCATTAAATCTTCCATATCACTCATATTTAAAAAGGTTTAAATTCGTTTTTATTTATTAAATTTCTGCAGACTTTAAATCCACTGATTTAATTTCTGGTGCTTCAGTTTCGGAACCATCTGCTTCTATATCTGGTTCCATAACAGGTTGACCGAGATCCATACCTGAAGATCCATCAATCGGCATTCCAGTTTCTGGATCTACTGGAGAATTAGGATCTGGTATAATACCTTCTTTAATTTCTTTTTCAATAAGTTTATCTTGTTCAATAATTTCCTCATCAGTTTGACGGAGAATTTTTCTTCTCAGATAATCTTGAGAATAGTACTTACCAACATATGGTTCTGCAGTTGCAACCATATTAAGTCTTTCAGTCATCAACTCAGATTCTTTGAGTTCTGCAAAATGATTATCATATAGAAAATCATACTGAACATGCTGTTGCATATTAACCCAGTCTTCTGGTGTAATGATATTTTTAAGAATAAGTTGTGTCTTAAGAATATCATTAAACATATTTGAAAATCTTTTTCTCAATCTTCCAACAAATTTAGTAAATTTAAGTTCATCTCTAAGAATTTCTGATGATCTTCCTAAATTAAATCCCCCATCTCCGTCCATTCTTGATGGTGGAACATTTAAGGATCGATACAATTTTTTCTTAAAATAATCAATATCAGTAATTTCTCCAAGATTTTGCCCACCAGGAAGTGTAGAAATTTCAGTTCCCCTACCACCCTCACGTCGTGGCAGCCAAAAATCTTCCATCATAGACATGAACTTTTTATCATCACGAATTTCACCTGTTGATGCATCATAAACTAGTTTATTTCTATAACGCATCATTACATCACGAAGATATTGCTCTGCTTTTTGCTTAGGAAGATTACCAACATCAATATAAAATACACGACGTTCTGGAGCACGAGATAATCTATAAATTACTAAGGAATCTTCAATCATCCTAAGTTGATTTAGGGATTTAATTGCTTTATGAAGATATGATAATGTAGTTTGTTTATTTCTATCAATCAATCCTGAAGTACAGTGAGTAATTGAATCGGGAGCAAACTTAACACCAAATGAAGTTGTATTTGAGTTATATTGAGACCCAGTTGGTTTTGAATTATATTCATAATATTCTTCAATTTCTGGAAAACTATTTAAAGTTTCTTTTGTTTTTTGAATAGGATTATTTTTTTCTTTCTTTACTTTTCTAATATGTTTCATTTTCATTGCGTCAATATAACGCAATTCTTGAATTCCTTCATGAGGTTTTTTTAAGTCAATAACTTTATGATAATATAATCTTCCATCAACGTACCAATTTCTATAAATTTCATGACATTTTTTATTAAAATCAAGTAAGTCCAAAATAATATTAAATTCTTCTCTTATTTTTCTTTTTATCCCATCACTGGCATTTAAATTTGATAGTTCAATTTGGACTGGAACATCATCAGAGTCTGATACAATAGCTTCATTTACAATATCTTCAATGGCACTATCAACTTCTGGATGAAGTGCCATTTCACGATATCGTCTAATCAAATCAAACTCAGTTCTAAAAGTTCCTTCAATATCTACATATGATCCGAAAAAACCACTTGTTATATAATGATCTACCCCGTCCTCATTACTCTGAGGAACGGGGGAAATCGTAGAAGGTGATTTATTTTCCGAATCTTCTATTGAAAATCCAAAAAGATTTGCCATAATTAAAATAATAGATTATATAATCTATTTATTTAACCACTCCAGGACCTTGTAGAATCTCATAATATTGAACTTGGAATTCTACAGTAAATTCCTCAATAGTATCAGTTGTATCATAAGAAAGGTCAATTGCAGAGATATTTGTTGGGAAAATATCTATAAATTTATACTCTCTTAGAGTAGTTGCCTGATCATCTCCAGAAGCACCAAATCCTGGTCCTCTTTCGGTTAAAGAATTTTTAACCTGAGTGCCCTCAATCTGATTACTTCTTCCTAGTTGATAAACATTAGCATCGACCATATAAGATGCAGGATTAACAGCTCCAGTTGCATTATCGAGTTTGGAAAGTAAATTCATCCACTGCTCAAATGCATGTCTAATCTTAAAGTCTTCATCATTAATGACAGTAACGGTCCAAGTATCGAACGTTCTATCACCAGCAACTTTTAGAATTCTTCCTCTGAAAGGAACTTCTACTGAAGCCACATTTGATGCGGGAAGAGCAGCTGCTTTGCAGAAAAATCTGAAATCAACTTTTTCTTCATCTTGCCAAAACTGTTCAACTTCTGTTGGGAAAGTGTCAATTGCGACCTCAAAAATATTAGGTCTTGCTCCACCACCAGCTAATCTATTTTTAAAAGATGTTAAATTTTTGAGTGTAGGATTGTTAGCCATTTTAGAGAATTCTCCTTTGTTTTAATTTATTTACGAATCAAACTCTACCAGCAACTTCTTCAAAACTTACTCCAGTTCGAGTTGCGACGAAAGTAAGTGTTACGAAGTTGATGGACTTAGCAGGCTTCAGGAAAATGTCTGCCCTAAACTCATTATTATCAATAATATCTGGTGTGTTATTTGTTTCATCACAAATTACTAAGAAACCATAAATTCCTCGTTTTGACTGAACCTCACGGAGATAAGGTTCAACAATATTAATAAAGTTTGCTCTCGTAATTTCGTCATTGAGTTCAAAGAGTTGTGAATCAGCAGCTCTCTTAAGTGCTTGCTCAACAGTGAGGAAGAGACGACGAACATTGATTCTATCAAATGCAGATGAATAACCCAACGCAGTCTTATCACCAAATAGTAAAATACCAAGACCGGGAGTATTGGTGATTGAATTAATTCTCTTAGGATAGAGACGATCTCTTTGTGCTTTAGTTGGGTTGTATGCTAATTTAATAGCATTATTTAAAACACCTCTCTGTTGACCAGCAGGTGAGAACCAAGGATATGCTTGAATAGAAGTTCTTACGCATAAACCAGCAACGTCTGCATTACATGGGATATAACGGAATCTTCCATTAAATCTGTCATAAGTATATTTGTATCCACTATCAAAAATTGCATAAGAAGATGAGGAAAGTGGAGAGAAGAACTCAATGATATTAGTAGTTTGAGTCTCTGTGTTCGTAATATCAACCAAATCTGCACGATGTGGTGAAATAACAGCAACACAATCTTTTCTTGACTCAGCAATTGCAATCAGTTCCTGTGCCTTTGCTTGTGACTCATACTTAGTTGAACAACCTGGACCCATGATTAAATAGTCAATTGACATTTCATCTTCATTAAGGAATAGTCTATATGAAGTAACTAAATCTGAAAGGTTTGCAGAATACCCAGTATCAGTTGAATAATCTTTACCACCTTTTAATGAATAAGTGTAGTTACCAATTGCAGAAAAAACTACATCCTGTGCTTCTTGATTCCACAATCCATCTGCCGTAGAAATTCCACTAAAGTCAGTAGAAGCAAATCCAGTTTGTGCTACTTCCTCATTTCCCGCATTATCTGATGGGTTATCACCAGCATATAGATAATTTGAATATCTTGCAAGATAATCTTTCCAGAAGATTTTTTGTGGTGAGTTGACTGCAGAAATCGCATCAGATGCTTTAGATACGTTTATATGCTTTTCTAAAACATTTGCTTTGATGCCTGTAACTGTTCCATAGTCATCAACAACAACTATATGCATTCCATCATTTCTACCACTTCTTTCATCAACAAATGTATTTGTTGCTGGTTTAGGTGCAATAGATTTCCAATAAATTAATTGATTATCAAGAGTTAATGTTTGCTCATCATACCAGTCCTGAGATGTACTAATAGTAACTCCAGTTGCAACGGCACCTCCACTATTATTGATAATATCAATTTCTTTGTCTTTTATGAAAGATGCGACATTAGACCTTTCAGCATAGTCAATTTCTGTTTCAGTTCCTGCTGCAGATACTCTGGCAACAATTTTTACAGAAATAGTTTCATTAGTTGTATCTTTTTCTGTTATAATTGCTTTCAGGTATCCATCAAGTGCTGTTGTAGATCCAGCACCTGCTAGAACGTCATTACTAAAAGTATAAGTAACACCCATTCCAACTGTAACACTAGCATCTGCCGCCCATGTTCCTATTCCAAGAATTTGATCTGCCTTATCATCAATGAAGCAAACTTTTAAATCATTTGCCCAAGATCCGGGATTTTTTGCAGCAAATACATAAGATGCTACATCATCTGCGTGATTTAATTCATAATCATCGGGATTTTTAATTTTTAAGGTTGCATTCCCGACTGCAGAAGATTCACCATCAGTATCAATTTTGGCATTAGCATTAACTAAATTAGTATTATCAGTTCTAATTACCTTTAGTACACCACCATAAGAGAGAAAGGATGATGCGGATAGCCAATATTCATATTGATTATCTGTTGAAATTGGTTTGCCAAATGTATTGATAAGATCTTGTTCTATTGACACATCGATAGGATAATCGACTGGACCGATTTGAAAAGGACCAGCAAACGCACCAACATTATCTAAAACATTCTCAGCTCTTCCAACGGTTAAATCAACCTCTCGGATCAATACTCCGGGAGATAATTGAGGAGTCGCCATTTTTTTCTCCGTTTGTCTCAGATTAACTAAAAATATTTATTAAAATGTAACTTTTAGAGGGGGAAACAATGCATGAACATTTACCAATCCGGATATTGCCAATTAGTGCTTTTTTCTTGGTATTGTTTTCTTTTATTTGTAATTCTTTTTATTGTACATTCTTTACATTCATATGAAAAAGATGATGCTGTGATTCCTCTAGTTTTTCTTATTCTATAAAACCCCTCTAATAAGTTTTTTGTTACACCACAAGTTCTACATTCTCTTTCATATAAGAGTAGATGTCCATATTTTATTTGATCTTCCAGTTCCATCACATATAATCCCACATATGACTTATATCACCATATTCATCAGTGTACCAACGATCACCATCAGCATCGACACTACTATTATCATCTAAACCATCAACAATAAATCCGAAAGGTGACATGTCTTGTTCTAGTTGATTTTTTTGCTCTTCATATAATCTTTTTCTTACATCTTGATCAGTTAATTCTTTAAAATAATCTTGTGCTACTAACCAGGCATAGATGACAAGACACATAGCAAGGTCATCATTACATCCCTCTTCTGCTTCAAATGAGTTATGCTTTGAAATAAACGTAGTTAGTTCTGAAATAATCTCATAATCATTAAAGATTAACTTATCTTCCTCAATCAAAGTCTTTAGATTAAGTGAACCAACTTTCTTGACAGTCTTTGACATCTTGACTCCAAGTTGTGTCTTCTTACCAGAGAATCCTTGCCCAACAATTTGTCCCGCTCTACCTCGCATAGAACACATCAAAAGATTCTGATATTCGAGATCATATTGTAGAATTGCTGCTACCTGATCTCCAATGTCGTTTACTTCACACAAAATATATGCACTATTATAATTCTTTGCTACCTCGTAGATTACATTGGGAAATAGCATCGGTTTGATATCATTGTTTCTATATTTTGCTACAACTCTATGAGGAAACTCGGTGATATCAACCACTACAAATGCAGAGTAGTCTTCCCCAACTCCTCTTGCAACGTCAACAGACATCACATAATCGTGATTTTCCAGTACAGGTTGATATACATCTAAACCTGCATTTTTATGCATTGGTGTATCATACACCATTGCTCTTAATTTACTAGGAGCAATCAGTGTGTCAACAGATCCTAAGAACTCGCACTCAAACTCAACCTTGAACTGCTGCTCTGATGTGTTTGCAATAGTCTGTTCTTTCCACTTTGCATCTCTACCAGGAACTTCAGACCAGTGAACATCAGTATGAACATATTCGTTTTTGCCTTTCTCCGCATCATGCCACATACGGTAGAAATGGTTCATACCGTGTGGGGTAGAAACGATAATTACCTTCGTTGATTTACCAGACGTAATAGTAGGATAAACAGAGGCAAAGAACGAGTCAGCAATGTGATTTGGGACGAACGCGAACTCGTCGAGAAAGAGGACGTTGAACGACATACCTCGGACAGCACTTGCAGATGTAGAAGCTGCCAATATCTTACTGCCATTTTCTAATTCCAAACTACCTTTGTTCCAGGATATAATACCCTGCTGCATCCATCGTGGCAAGTTCTCGTAAGCAGTCTGTAACCTATCGAGAAGTTCTCTTGCAGTTGCTGCTTTGTTTGCCAGGATACCAATATTTACACTATCATTGAAGACTGCATAGTGAAGTA